ACCAACCAAGCAACAGAGACAGAGACAGAGACAGAGACAGAGACAGAGACAGAGACAGAGACAGAGACAGAGACAGAGACAGAGACAGAGACAGAACCGAGTGTTGTAGTTGAGGTAGGTCCAGATGACGATGACGATGAAGAAGTCGAAGTAGATGTTGAGGACGAAGTAGTAGACACCGACACTGATGTTGTGGTTGATGTAGATGATCCGATGGTTGTGTCTCCTGTAGTTACAACCAATGAGGAAGGTGAAGAGATCGTTGAGTGCCCAGAGGGTTATACGATGGTGCAGACATCTGAGGGTCCGATTTGTCAGAAGAGTGTTACGGCGGTTAGACAACGTGCGGGTGCAGGAACTCGTGCGTATACAGGTTTGGCAACGAGAGGGCAAAGCGGTCCAGGTCAACGCAGGATAACAATTACTGACACTGAACGGGTAGATCCAATCACACGTAGCGCATGAACTTACACGCCTTACCAGAAGAAGCTCTGAAAGAGATACTAGCCCTTACGGAGGCTAAGAAAACATTAGATCTGCGTGAAAAAGCGCAAGATTATTTCATGCCCTTTGCTCATCATGTGTATGAGAACTTTATTGAGGGCAGGCACCATCGAGTTATTGCGGAAAAGCTTGAGCAAGTGGCGCAGGGTAAGTTAAAACGTTTGATCATTAACATGCCACCTCGTCATTCTAAGTCTGAGTTTGCTAGTTTCTTAATGCCTGCTTGGTTTCTGGGGCGTAATCCAAAGCTCAAGATCATCCAAGCCACACACAATACGGAACTTGCGGTGCGTTTTGGACGCAAGGTTCGTGATCTTATAGACGATCCACAATATAAAGACATCTTTCCTGATACTAACTTGAAGGAAGACAACAAAGGAGCGGGTAAATGGCAAACCGACAAGGGTGGTGAGTATTTTGCGGCGGGTGTTGGGGCTGCGGTTACTGGTCGTGGTGCGGACTTGTTTGTCATTGACGACCCTCACTCGGAACAGGACGCTCTAAGCGAGAGCGCATTCGACAATGCGTATGAATGGTACACTTCTGGACCTCGTCAGAGGCTTCAACCGGGTGGTTCGATCATAATTGTTATGACTCGATGGGGTAAAAAGGACTTGACAGGCCGTTTGATAGCGGCACAGGGCAGTGATGTCATGGCAGATCAGTGGGAAGTGGTGGAATTTCCTGCAATTCTACCATCAGATGACCCATTATGGCCTGAGTTCTGGGAAAAAGACGCTTTACTGGGAATAAAAGCATCACTTCCTGTGGGAAAATGGAATGCGCAGTGGCAGCAAACGCCAACTACGTCCGAATCTGCCATAGTTAAGCGGGAATGGTGGCAACCGTGGGAAAAAGAAGAGATTCCCCCTGTAAAATACATACTTCAGTCCTATGATACCGCGTTTTCCAAGAAAGAAACGGCTGATTACAGCGCGATTACTACTTGGGGGGTGTTTGAACCAGAAGAGGGTGGCCCTGACAACATAGTATTGATGGATGCGCAGCGGGGTAGGTGGAATTTTCCTGAATTAAAGGAGAAAGCCTACCAAGAGTACGAGTATTGGGAGCCAGATATGGTGCTTGTAGAGGCAAAAGCTACTGGTACACCGTTGATTGACGAGTTGCGTTTACGTGGTATTCCTGCATTAGGCTTTGCTCCAGGCAAAGGACGTGATAAGGTAACGCGAATGCACATGGTTGCGCCATTGTTTGAAGCGGGTGTAGTATGGGCACCAACGGACAAGAAATTTGCAGATGAAGTCATAGAAGAAGTTGTTTCATTTCCTAATGGCGATCATGATGACTTTTGTGATAGTATGACTTTAGCATTAATGCGTTTTCGCCAAGGAGGGTTTATCTCTCTACATGGTGAGAATGAAGAACAAGAAGAATATCGCAAGAAGCGGGAGTATTATTGATGGCATTACCACCTTTAGTAGATTCAGGAATCAGGCCCGAAGACATGATACCCACTGAAGCGTCAGTTGATGTATCAGTTGCACAACCAGAAACTTTTGAAGGTGGTGCGGAAGTTATTTCTGATGGGCAAGGTGGTGCAGTTATTCAAGCTCTGACACAGGCTCTCATGGGAGCCGAGCAAGAGCAACAGGTTCCACATGACGCAAACATAGCGGAGTTATTAGATGATGGGTATCTTGGAGAACTTTCTACGGATCTTAGGGGATCTTATGAAGAGGATATGGAGTCTCGTTCAGAGTGGGAAGAGACTTATACTAAGGGTCTTGATCAGCTTGGTGTCAAGCATGAGGAACGCTCTCAGCCATTTGAAGGAGCTTCTGGAGTCACTCATCCCCTGATTGCGGAGAGTGTTACTCAGTTTCAAGCGCAGGCATATAAAGAACTGTTACCATCTGGTGGTCCAGTAAAGACTCAAGTCTTGGGTTTACAGGATGCAGCTAGAGAAGAACAAGCTTCTCGTGTTAAGAACTTTATGAACTATCAGATCATGGAGGTCATGGAAGAGTTCGATCCAGACATGGATCAGTTATTATTCTATTTACCGTTGTCTGGTTCTACATTTAAGAAAGTATATTTTGATCAAGCAAAACAAAGGGCGGTATCTAAGTTCATTCCGGCGCAGGATCTGGTTGTACCTTATGCTGCATCGGATCTGGCGACTGCTTCTCGTGTTACGCATGTTCTACGCATGGACGCGAATGAAGTTCGCAAGATGCAAATCGCGGGGGTCTACAGAGATGTAGAACTAAGCAAGTATGATGAGGGTGAAGACGAGGTTCGTCAGAAGATAGACGAGATACAAGGTACATCTAAAACATACACAGACGAAGTGTTCACTATTCTAGAGATGCATGTCGATCTAGACCTTGAGGGTTTTGAGGATATGTCTCCAAACGGAGAGCCAACAGGGATAGCACTTCCTTACATTGTTACGATTGATGAGGGATCTGGAAAGATTCTAGGTATACGTCGTAACTTTGAAGAGGGTGCGGGGCTTGCAAAGAAAACACAATATTTTGTGCACTATAAGTTTATGCCAGGTCTAGGCTTTTATGGCTTTGGTCTGATCCACATGATTGGTGGTCTTGGTCGTGCGGCAACGAGTATCCTTCGACAACTGATCGATGCGGGTACACTTGCTAACCTCCCGGCAGGATTCAAGGCCAGAGGCGTGAGGGTTCGCAATGATGACGAACCATTACAGCCGGGTGAGTGGCGGGACATAGATGCACCGGGTGGCAACATACGGGATGCGATTATACCGCTACCGTACAAGGAACCATCAGGAACCCTCGCACAGTTGTTAGGAGCACTCATAGAGGGCGGAAGACGTTTCGTTTCACTAGCAGACCAACAGACTGGAGACGGCAACACAGCGGCTCCTGTGGGCACTACAGTGGCTATGCTAGAGCGCGGCATGAAAGTCATGTCAGCTATTCACAAACGGCTGCATTACTCGCAACGTCAAGAGTTCCGTGTATTAGCCAGGATCTTTAGAGATAACTTACCACCTGAATACCCTTACGATGTAGAGGGTGGCAACCGTATGATCAAAGCAGAGGACTTCGATAATCGTATTGACGTTATTCCTGTTAGTGATCCAAACATATTCTCAATGGCACAACGGGTTACACTAGCACAGACGCAGTTGCAGCTTGCTCAATCTAATCCACAGGTACACAATCTACACGCGGCTTATCGCCGGATGTACCAAGCCCTCGAGGTACAGAATATAGATGAGATACTACCTCCACCTCCAAAACCGCAGCCATTAGATCCTGCTATTGAGAATGCCCGTGCTCTCATGGGAGAAATATTAAATACGTTTCCTGATCAAGATCATGACGCACATATTCGTATGCACATGGCGTTTATGAAAGCACCACTTGTGATGACATCACCGCAAGTCATGGGTACATTTTACGCACACATCATGGAGCATGTGTCACAAAAAGCACGTCAGATGGTTATGGCAGAGATTGAACAGATCATCAATCAAGCTCAATTGGCAGCGCAAGGCGGTGCTATTGATCCAATGGCAGCGCAACAACAGATCATGAAAGTTCAACAGGACATGCAAGATCCCGCTCAAATGGAGCAGTTAATCTCTATGCAGATGGAGAAACTCATGGCTGAAGTCCTACCTGGACTACTACCGACTGGAGAGGATCCAATGGCAGATCCACTTGTTCAGATCCGTATGCAGGAGTTGGCTCTGAAAGAAAAAGATCTACAGCGTAAAGTAGAAGACGATCAAGGTGACATGCTGATGGAGCTACAGAAGATGCAGCAACGTGCAGCAACTGATGCCGCCCGTATTGAAAGCCAAGAAGACATTGCTCAGAATCGTAACGAAGTAAACCGTGAACGCATTGACGTGCAGCGTCAGGCGGCGCAGCGGAGGGGATAATGGACCCCGTCAGTTGTGTCATGATGGCAACTGGGGCTTTTAAAGGATTAAAGTCTGCCATTGCCGCAGGGAAAGATCTTCAGGATATGACAGGTCAATTGTCTAACTGGGGTAAGGCTTTTTCTGATTTCACAAACATTGAAGAACGTGAGAAGAATCCTCCGTTTTGGAAGAAGACGTTTAAGGGATCCGATGAAGAGACGGCTCTGGAAATCTTTGCTAATAAGAAAAAAATGGAACAGATGAGGGCAGAGATTAAAGATCATATCTCTTGGAACTATGGGCCGAGTGCTTGGAAAGAAGTCCTACAGATAGAGGCCCAGATGCGTAAGCAAAGAAAAGACGAACTATATCGTAAGCAGGAGCAAGTTGATGCGGTTATCAACTTTGCTATTGGTGCTTTTATCTTTGTACTAAGTGGTGGAATATTGTTTATTGCTTTTTATTTTTTAGGCAGATGGCAGGGGCGTTGGTAGATGTGGGTTTTACTTTGGGTTCAATTAACAACAAGCGCAGCTACTGGTGGTGACTTTGAACATTATCACGTAGGAAGTTATACTAAACAAGAGGTGTGCGAATTAGCAAAAGAAGAGGCTAAAGTTCTTGTAACGAACGAAAAATCAAAAGTTGTGTGTATTAAAATAGAACTGTGATTGTAGTTGAGCGGCGTGGAAAATACATAATATATGACAAATCTGGTAAAGTTGTTATAATCACACGGGAAAAAAGAATAGCGGTTGCATATGCGAGGTCAAAAAAATGACAGAGTTTGAAAAAGCAGATACCAATAACAATGGCGTTATAGAGAAATCAGAGTGGAATAAAATTGCTCTGGAGGATAGACGACTTGAGATGATTGACCGGGATCTCAAGCGTAACGCAGAGCGACGTTTTACAGGTTTTGCTTTAATGGGAATGTTGATCTACCCGTTCATCATCTTGCTTGCTTCAGTACTTGGATTTGACAAAGCGGCAAGTCTGATAACAGATATAGCAAGTGTATATGTCATAGCAGCTTCTGGAGTGGTCGCAGCTTTTATGGGATTCAATGCATACAGCGCAAAGGCTGAGAGCAAGAAGACCAGTATACAGATGGAGGATAGTTAATGTTACAGTCATTGATAGGACCAATAGCTAATTTAGCAGGAAGTTGGTTCGATGCAAAGTCACAGGCACAAGCTGCAAGTGCAAAGCTAAAGCTAACAGAGGCAGAAGCCAAAGCTAAGATAATGCTTAGTAAGGAAACAAGTGTTGCTGATTGGGAACGCATCATGGCGCAAGGCTCTCAATCGAGTTGGAAAGACGAGTGGTTTGTTATTGTCCT